ACGCTGCTGGCGGGCCTGCGTGGCGACGTCGAGGGCCTGCAGTCTGCGCCCCCCGACCGCGAATTCAAGCGATCACGCTACGGGTCGTTCTACGACACCACCACGCAGACGGCGACCGTGATCAACACGGCCACCGCGATCACGTTCAACACGACGGACCTGAGCAACGGCGTGTATCTCGGCACGCCGACGTCGCGTATCTACGTTGACACTGGTGGGATCTACAACTTTCAGACTAGCATTCAACTCGACAGCACCGTCGCTACAGCGCAGGAGTTTTACCTCTGGTTCCGCTTGAATGGCGTCGACGTCACCAATTCTGCGAGTCAGATGCGAGTGCAGGGCAACAATGCCGAGATATTCGTGGCGCTGAACTACTTCTTCAATTTGAAGGCTGGCGATTACGTCGAATTGATGTTCAGCGTAAGCAATCTCGGGGTTCAACTACTGGCCGCTGGAGCGGTTGCTCCGCATCCCGGCATTCCTTCTATCATTCTCACCGTCGCAAACAACATCGAGGGCATCCAATGACTGTCACCGTCAAGGTACTGGTCCCGCCGCTGCAAATGCAGAACTCGCAGACCACGCAATACACCGCCACGGCCGCTAAGGCCATCATCGACAAAGCCACGGTGACGAACACCGATACGGTGAACCGCACGTTCAGCGTGAATCTGGTCACTTCTGGCGGCTCTGCCGGCAACTCGAACCTCGTGATCGACGACCGTACCGTCGTGCCGGGTGAAACCTACCTGTGCCCGGAATTGGTGGGCCAGGCGCTGGAGTCTGGCGGGTTCATCAGCACCATCGCCAGTGCCGCAACGGCGCTGACGCTGCGTGTTTCTGGCCGCGAAATCACCTGACGAGGCAAGCATGGAAGACGCCGAAATGCCTGATATGATGATCCTCGGCATTGGTGGAGGCATCCCCGAGGCGTTTCTGACGCCATCCGAAAACAGGCGCAATACCCAGACCGCCATTCGTGATTGGATGCTCGGACCAGAGAAACCGACCAATGAGCCCGGTGCCAACAAGCCATATTGGGTGGCGTTGGGCAAGGCCATGCGAGTGGATGAACGCGAAGCCCGCCGCCGCCGCTGCTCGAATTGCGAGTACTATGACAACTCGGTCGAGAAACAAGTGCAGATGATGGCGATCCCATGGAACGAGTGGGACGTCGACGCCGGGTTTCGCGGACATTGCACCAAACTCGATTTCATCTGCCACGATCTGCGGGCTTGCCAGGTATGGGAAGAACGCGAGTTCGAGGAACAAGACTGATTGATCGATAGGACACAATCATGGCACTCGGATGGATGGACCTTTTAGTACTTGGTGGCACCCAGCTTCTGAGTGGATATCTTCAGTCGGAAGCTGCGCAAGAAGCGGGAGGTCTTCAAAGCGCGGCGGCTCTGGCCGGAATTGAAGAACAACGTCAACGATTCCAGCAAATTCAAGAGGCTCTCAAGCCGTATCGCGAAGCTGGTATCGTCGCAATCGGTGGTCTGGCCCCTTATGCCGAAGCCGGTGCACCCGCTCTAGAACAACAACAGGCCATCATGGGCCTGTTGGGCCCCGAGCGCCAGCAAGCTGCTATTCGCGGCATCAGTGAAGGAGCTGGTTTTCAAGAAACTGTCAGACAAGGCGAAGAAGCTCTTTTATCCCGGGCTTCTGCCACTGGTGGCTTGAGGGGTGGTAACATTCAGGCTGCTTTGGCTCAATTCCGGCCAGAATTACTTCAACGAGCTATCGAACAACAATACACCAGACTCGGTGGGATGACAGACATGGGCCGCCAGACTCTGCAAAACCTGCTTCAGCAAGGTCAAGCGTCGGCGGCGGGTACCGGCACTGCTGCTTTGCAAACTGGTTCTACTGTTTCCAACTTGCTGCAACAACAAGGTGCTGCGCAAGCCGGGACGGCCCTGGCCCAAGGTCGGGCATATAGTGGACTATTGAATCTGCCGAGTCAATTGGCTGGTATCAAGATCGGGGCTGGCGGTACGGGCTCTTTGTTCGACTGAGGTAATCATGGCTATCGTTCAACCCTTTAACTACATCCAACAAGAACAGGCCAATCCCTTACTGCAAGGGATTCAGGTCGGGGCAACGATGGCTCAAGCCCAAGCTATGCGTCAGCAAGCGGAGGCGAAAGCAGCTGAAGTAGCGGCCGAAGAACGTCGTCGTCGTGAATACCAAGCAGAACGGGCACGATTTTTCGCTTTGGGAAAACCCACGACGATGGACGTTCTTCGATTTGCTGAGTCAATGCCGCCTGATGTTCAGAAAAACATCGGCAGTATGCTTGGTGAGATTCCAAAGACTCAGAAGACCGCATATATGCGGGACATGGGGCAAGTAGTATCCGCGATCGAAGCTGGTGATGTCAGCACTGCGACCAACTTGCTGCGCGAAAGAGGTCGCGCGAACCCTGATGAATCTGCCTCGGCCGATCGCCTTGCGTTGATGATCGAACGTGATCCCACGAATGCGATGAAGCTCATCGCTCCGGTGCTCGCCGTGGATGAAGATGGCCAAAAGATGTTGAAGTCTGTAGCTGAAGCCGCTGAAGCTCGGCGTACGGCGACTGACTTTCCGCGCTTGATGGCACAACGTGCGGCAGAACTGGCCAAGGCCGGATCTGATGCCGAAAAAGCCGCCGTGGAAGCAAAATACGCTGAACGTCTCGCCAGAGCGAACATCACGAAACTCGAAGCTGATGGCCAGCCGGTTCAATTCGAAGTTCTGAACGCAGAACAATTCAACAAAGAATTCGGTGGAGGTGCTGCACCGAATACTGTTTACAAACGCAACAAGAAAACTGGTGAGATTTCGGCGATCGGCGGGGCCGGTGTCACTGTCAAATTACCGGAAACGATCGGTAATATCCCGCCGGATTATACTTTGGTACGTGATCCCGAAGGTCGTCCTCTTCGTTTCGATGTGATCCCTGGTTCTGCAACTGCCAGAAAACTTGAAGCAGAATCCAGAGCCACCGCGGCGAAAGAAACGACCACCGGATTGACCGGTATGATCGTCACAGATGAAATCAATCGTCTTCGGAAACTGATCAAGAATCAGAGTATTTTCAATCCAGTGACAGGACTTTCTGGCCGTGCTGCTGAAAAGGTGCTTGGGTCAGCGCGAATCGCCGCCCAAGGCAATATCGACACGATCGTTGCGAATATCGGTTTCGACCGATTGGCGGCAATGAGAGCCGAATCTCCGACTGGTGGTGCACTCGGCAATATTACGGAGCGTGAATTGGCGTTCCTGCAGTCTGTCCTTGGTAAACTGACCTTGGACATGGATTCGAAACCCTTGCTCGAGAATTTGGATCGAATCCAGAAAATTTACGAGAAGGCCGCTGCCTATCCCAATGCAGCCAAATTCGGGTTCGCCAGGATCGCCGGAGAAACTCCCGCTCCCGCTCCCGCTCCCGCTCCCGCTCCCGCTCCCGCTCCCGCTCCCGCTCCCGCTCCCGCTCCCGCTGTCGCCGCGCCAGTGTCGACGTCTAATGTCGCCACTCCGGTGTTGACGTCTAATGTCGCCACTCCGGTGTTGACAAGACCGGCTCCAGCACCTGCGCCGGCTCCTGCACAACTGGTCACCACCGCCATCACCGATCGACAGATCATCGATGCAGTAAAACAACAGGGAGCAATGGGCTATATTCGAGCGCTGATCGGCGAAAGACCTTCGGTCGGCACTCCAGAGTTCCGATCATATATGGATCGAAGCCGTGAATTGTTGCAGCGGTATGATGATCTGAACGCGAAAGGCGCATTTAGGTCTGCCCCAACTGCGCCGGCTCAGCGTCCTTCACTTGGTGAGATCATGGGTACGACTCCACCAGCCCAACGTCCTTCTTTGGACCAGATCTTCGGGAGATAATCATGGCTGAGATGCGTGCGAAGATCGAACAGGCGCGAAAAGCCAATTATTCAGATGCGGAGATCGTTCAATTTCTATCGACTTCTGATCCGCGGATCAATCAAGCGATCAACGCTGGGTATACCCCCACACAAGTCGTCGATTTCTTGATGACGAGTCAGCCAACCACTCGTCCGCAACCGCAACCGCAACCGCAACCGCAACCGCAACCGCAACCGCAACCGCAACCGCAACCGCAACCGCAACCCCCAGAAGTGGTGTCGGATGAATTCGCTCGTATCGGTGCACCCGCAACAGTACAGCCCCCTCCACAGGGAGCCGCGCAGGCACAGCCGCAGATGGCGGCTCGCGCTACTCCGACTGTACCGCCTGCGGCAGCGGCGGTACCTCCGACCGTCTCGCCGACCTCAGGAGCTATATCAGTACCGGCCCAGCCTCCGATCGTTCCGGAAGTATCTGCTCCTGGGGTCGGTCAGCAAGTCGGAAGACAAATCGGATTGACTGCTCGTGCCGGCGCTGAAGGTGTCGCTGGACTACTTGGTACTTTCACTGATCCAGTGTCCGCGATCATCAATCAATTCGTTCCTGCTGAGCGTCGCCTTCAGACCTTACAAAGTGTCGTTTCACGATTGCTGACTGAAGCCGGCGTACCTCAACCAGCCAATGAAGTCGAGCGCATCGTACAACAAGCGACCGGCGGGATGGCACAGGCCGCGACCGGTGTTGGTGTGGCCAGACAAGCCGCGAATCTCGTCACCGCCCCGGTGGCACGAACGGTAGCTACTCAATTAAGCACTATGCCTGCTGCACAAATAGCTGCCGGTGGTGGCGGAGGAGCAGCCCAACAAGCGACTGCTGAAGCAGGTGGAGGTCCTGTCGCACAGACCGTGGCTGCTCTTGGTGGCAGCGTCGCAGCTGGTAGTGCAGTCAATCCGCGGGCTCTGGCGATGACGGTTAAGCCACCGCCTCCGACATCTCTCGAACGGGCAGCTGGGCAAACCGGTGTTCGCCTGATGAGATCCGACATCTCACCGCCCGAAACTGGGATCACTCGAGGTATTCAACGCGCTGGCGAAGCAGTTCCAGGCGTTGGAACGACTCAACCTCGGTTGGCGCAGCAGCGAGAACGAGTACAGGCTGTATCGGATTTGTACCGTCTCTATAGTGAGCCCGAAGCCGGGCCGGGTGTTACTCAATCACTACCTGAACAACTTGTCGCTGATCTGGTCGGCA